CCGTGTTCATCCCTGCTACGACTTGCAACACCAGCACCCCCTTTAATTGTAATATGCTTTTCTTTTATTTTACGTCTTTCTGGATGGCCTGCTTTAATGAGTGGACCATCTTTATAAAAAGTATAGTCAACACTCGCGGCCAAAGTGGAATAAATATAATTAGACATATTAAATCCCCGTTACGCGTGTGACTGCATAAGGACGTTTGCACATAGCGCCAGCAGTAGCGTTGAGATAACCTTCTTGGTAGCCCTTCACTTGTTTTTCAACGCCCTGCAGCATAAATTTTGCAGGCACAGGTTGTAGCCAAGTTTGGCCGCCGTCGGTAGAGTCATCATTGATTTTATCTGCATACAAATAGCCAACATTCTGGCCGCCGTTAGCGCTATTTAATTCGGGCGCAGATTCAACGCGGATTTTAGGATAATTATCTGATAACCATTTTTTAACAGAGTAACCAAAATCTGAAGTGGTTGATAGAAAATCAACTACATCTGTAGCCACTGCTAAAGTGCAAGGTGTTACAGCGGGGTCAATTTGATCGCCTGATTGTGTTCTTAATGTAGAAATCATATTGCGAATATCGGCATCGATTTCTAATAAAGTTTTAGTAGACCAATGCGTACTGCCACTTGCGCCTACAGGAACAGTTACATAATTAGGTAAGCCGGGATCAGTTAAGAAGCCGTAAGTATTGTTGTTGCCGTTGTTATAACCATAAAAACCCACTGCATTACGATTAATTTCTAATGCTAATGCAGCCGCTTGGCGTTTGCTTTGGCTGTCGTTAACGCGCATTCTTGCGGATCTTTCTTCTTCAAGATTAGTAATGCGCATACCTTCTTCGAAACGTACAACGGTGCGATAAACAAAGTTAGTATTCCAGCTAGATAGCGGCAAATTGGTATTGTCTTGATATGGCACTGCGCTACCTACTAATTCACGAACGCCTTGCACCACTTCTTCGTCTGCCCAATCGCCAACTGTTGAAAGTCCAATTAGGATATCAATGCGACGCGCATTTGTAATAACTTCCACAAAACCCGGTAACCACTCTTGTAAAAACTGAATAGGCGTACCAATACTTGCAGTGGTAACAGTAGGCTGCAAGCTATCCATTGCAGTTTTCAATTGCTTGTTAGGAAAATAAATACCTAAGCGTTGCAATTCTTGAATAGTGTCCGCCGTAACTTTTAAGCCCTTAAGCTGATTGATTCTGCGACCATCTAAATTAGAGTGGATTTCAGAAACTTTTGTTTGATAATTCATTTTAATAATTACTCCCTAAAATTATTGTACAACGGCCGGTGTAACAGGATTAATTTCAATTACAGCCAAACCTGCAGCAGATACGGTATAACGTCTTACATAGGCATTCGCATACGATTTACCAGCGGGTAAAGCGACGCCAGGGGCAATAGTGCTTAATGCGCCAGTGGTGTTATCAAAAATAACCACATCACCGATATTAGCGGCAGCAGGTAAAGATACGATGATAATGCCCATTGTAATTAATTCAGCAATAACATTGTTAGGTAAAGTCATGCTGGGATTTAATGGATTAGAACCGTCACCAATTAATGCTTGCTCTTTGGGGCCAATTAAAATACCTGCATAAACATTGGTGCCACCTGGATTGCCCGCTTGAGCAACACCATCAGAAGAAACGGTATAAGCTGTTGCGCCAATAATGTTATATGACGCTTGCGCAGAATTTAATGTGAAAGGTGCAACGCGCGAAGGTGAATCAACAAATAATTCGCCCGGAACACCAAAGCCCATGTATTGATTAACGGTTTTTTGAAAACTTGCTGCAGTCATTGATTAGTTACTCCCATTGATATAAGCGTCGATTTGTGAATTAGCAACGTATGTTCTACTAGAATCCATCGCTGCGCGCGCACCATGTAATTGCTCTGCAGCAAAGAAACCTGACAATACCGCTTGTTCTTGTCCTTTTTCTGCAGGAAGCCCTAATTTCTTAACGCCATACTCTGCAACTTCATCTAATGTTTTTTCAGCATGATCAAACGTGCCGATATGTTGCGACAATTTAGCAGCAAGCTGATCGCGTTTTGAAATTTCAGCTAATAAAACTTTAGTGCCATGCTTTTTCAAATTAATAATTTCATTATTTAATTGAGACAATTTAGCGTCCATGGTTTCTTTTTTAGGTGTTTCTAATTCTTCATCTTGCGGTTTAGACATATCGCCCTTATTTTCCTCATTATCTAAAACTGGTTCTTCATCACCTTTAATTTCTTGCTTTTCAGCAGAAGTTAATTTTGCGACAGCTTCAGCTAACGCTTTTACTTGGCCTGCTAAAGATTCCAAGGTTAAACCTTCGTCTTTAGTTTCGTTATTTTGCATGTCTTCGTCCTTAACAATGTCATTGTTATCTTTCTGAATCATTTTATTTAACTCCGCTGTATCAAATGTAAATTTAAAACTATCGAGCACTGCGACATCGGGACCTGATCTTCCTTCTGCGACTAATGCTAAATGATTTCCACGAATATTTTTTTGTATTGCATCGTAATTTTGGCCATTATACACGCCAGATTTAACATCGTATAGACAACGATAGCCAATTGATAATTCTTTTTTTCCTGAATTAATTAATTCTGCTAATTTTTCAGAAAATATTTTTATATTTCCTTTTAAATAACCATCTTCGAAATAAACATCTTCGCCAATAACGCCTTCAATTCCCTTTTGTTCAGCAGGTAACAGGCCTTCATCATCACTGCCTAGCATTGCGTGTTCATCGGTCCAAGGAATTAATTTAAATGATTCAATACAATCGGGATGCGACAATTCTTCTTCTGGGCGATAGACATAATAAATTGTATCAGGATCTAACTCAGGGCTTATTTGTGCGCCAGAATAAGGAAATACACCAACTTTTGAAATTGGATTTCCTTTAATTTCAATCCAACCATTAATATCAGTATTTTTAGATGAGCTAGAATTAAGAGGCATAATGGAATTTATTTTATTGCTGATTTTCGAATTCAATAACGGGAACCATTGTACACCCGCAATTAATTGCCTGTCCAGGAATGCCGCGCTCACCTGTTTTTTTATCAATAACAGGTAAATCATCAAAGCTATAAATATTTCCGCTCATATCAATATGATCTTGTCGCGGTTTTTGTCCGCCACCGCTGTGCACCCATTTAAATTTTTTAATACCCACTTTTTCCATGCGACCTTTATTAATTGCATTATACGCTTTGCGTGTTTGATCTAATGCGACATTTTTAGCGTGTCGCTTTGTAATGCCTTTTTGTTTCTCTAATGCAGGTATTAAATCTTCTAAACCGTTTCCAGTAGTAATAGAGCGCATTACCGCTTTTTGTACGTTTGATAAATAATTAGTAGCAATGGATTTAATAAGTGCGACATTTTCGGTTACTGTTGCTTTGACAATTTCTTTTAAACCAGTTGTCGCAAGATTAGTATTTAATGTTAAACCGCCGCTTAATTTTTTAAGGCTAGCATTTAAATTGGTTTTGCTTTCTCTGGCGGCGCCTTTTACCATGTCCTCCGCAAGCGGTTTTGCGACACTACTAAAAAGAGATTCGAATTTAGCAATCAGTTCATTAGTTAGTATGCGCGCCTGACTGGCTAAGCTTGCATCCATCGCCACTGATTCTTTACGCTTTTGATAAAATTTTTCAGGGCCATTATTACTAAATAATTTGATGACTTGATTTTGCGTATAAGTCGTCATCCGCTTAACCAATTTCTCAAGCGCCTTAATATATTTTTCCTGTTGGCTGGCATTATAATTTAATCGACGGCCTTCGATTATTTTTTTAGATGTTTTGCTCATTGGGTTCGCCATTTAATAAATTATCAATTTCATTTTCTGGCATTTCTTCGGGTAAGCCATCGTAGCCACTATCCGGATCAGCAATAATGCGCTTGCGTTCGTCTTGGCCATCGATAGCACCGCTGGCGGCTAATACGGCGCCCGTATCCGCTTTTAATTTATTTAATTCAGCCTTTTCTTTAGCTGTCATGGCATCCAATGATTTCCACACAATTTGAGTAGAGAAGGGCGCAATATTAAATTGGGGGGCTATTTCGGATTTTATTAATAATAAATGATGGCGTTCAATCAGTGGCGTTAAGTAATGTGTTTGCAGGCTTTCAAGCTCTTCGTGATAACTGGCTTCTTCAAACTCACCGGTTGCATTAAATCCTTTTGGTGATGTACCCAATAGTTTCACTGCAGGAACATTAGCGGCCGCTGCAACCAATTGGTATTGCGTCATTATGACAGCATCTAAATCAGCAAGTGATGTATCAAACTGTTCTAATTTTTCATCTAACCCCAATAATTTGACGCCGTAATTATTTTTAAATTGTACCCACGCTTCTAAATTTTGTTGGATTTCAGCTTGTCTTGCAGCAACTTGTGTCAAATCAAGATGCAGTGCTGTTGTACGTTTTGTTAAAGCGAGCTCTGGTGCTTCATTGGCGGTGCGTTCTGCCGCATAAACACGCTCATAAATTTTTTGCGGTACTGGCACGCCACCATAAAAATACACAGGCTTTAATATGTCAGGTACTTCACCGTTGCGCATAATAATTAAATGGGTTCTATGGATACGCTTACCGTTGACTTGCCACCATGTTGGCTCGTAAAAGTGTAGGGATGCCGGATCAGAAGCGGCTTGCATGTCTAACTCGGGGGTAATCCAGTAAGGATCAATTTGCACGATTCCCTTATAGCTTCCCGGCTTAACGCCATCGATATTAAATGGCTTCAAATAATATTCTGGATCATCCGATGCGATTTTAAACATTGCAATACGTATGCCAAACACTTTGCCTTTACTGATAAATTCAACAAGATGCTCATTAAGTCGATATTTGATATCAGCTTTTTTAATGGCATTCAGTATTTCAGCGCTTATTTTTTCTTCGCCATCATTGTTTGTAATATCATAGCCTTTGCGTACTGCATCATAGGCCGGCATCCGGCAGGCTTTATCAACCAACCAATGCTGAGCCAGGATGGCGCATAATTGATAGCCTATAAAACTTTGATTGCCATACCAGAACATAAGAGCGTCCGGCACCCATCCTTGCGCCATGGAAAGGCGGCTTTTAAAGCTTGAGTCATCCATTGCATAGTTTGCGTCTTTGCTAACGAATTCATTTACGGTGCGCGGAAAAACGCGTTGCATGAATCCATCATGAGCAAACATATCTTTATCGTTAGTTAAAACGCCGGAAGATAAAATGCCAGGGTTTTTATTTTCCTTAGGAGGTTCAGTAACAGCTATAGCGAGTGGCTTAGGTTTGCTAAATAATCTATTTGTTAATTTATTAAAAAAGTTCATATCAAAAAGCCCCCGCTTGTTTTTATTTTTGCAAACGACATCATAACGGCATCCGCTCTATTGGGTGATGGCGTTCCATTAGGTTTTTTATCAATAATAATTTTGCCAATATTATTTTGAGAGAAAGTTGGTTGCGACAATTCCGTTACTAATTTCATATATCCATTGCATTGGCTTGATATCGAAATAATATTTTCAGGATTATATGCTTGTTTTTCTACAACTGCACGATACGTTAATTGGAATCGACGCCGCAACGCCCACCATGCTTGTGCTTTAGCATTTGCAAAGTAATCTTGATTGGTGCGACCTTGCGTTTTGTTTTTCCATAATTCGGGTTTTTCTTCGTGAAAAGGGGAGGCGTCGGGATCAACTACGGCGCCCGAGCCGCGAAACGGAATAAAATTTATTTTATAGGGTCGCTTATCATTAATAATTCTCGCATCTCCGCGAACTCCTGCACCGATACCGTCAGCATCATAAACAACCTCATCATATTCTTGTGTGTCGCAGATCGTAAAAGTTTTTTCAACGCTTTTATAAATATCGTCGCCTTTGCCTGACCACGTTTCTAAATATTCAATTATAATGCCGTATCTTCCGCATACTGCATTTAAGTCCTTGCCTTCATCGGCAATATCCAAAGATAATTTTCGCGTTCCACATGGAACAATATTTAATTTAAGATGCGCATCAATTGCAGCTTGCACCCATTTAGCCGGAATGACAACGCCTTCAACGGATGCGCTATAATCTAAATCAATTTCTTGCGCGATAACTACAGGGTCATCAATGTCATGAATTTTTTTCTGATACCATGCTTCGTCTTTGCGTGGATCGTTCCGCCAATGAAACGTAAATACCGAAATCTTTCCGCCAAAACGTTTACGCGCAAATGGGTTGCCCATGCCGCACGGTGTTGAGACATCGATACGACAATTGGTAGTTTGCGATAATGACGCTTCAACAAGCTCAGGGCGTGGTAAATAAGCAGATTCATCCACAAAATAAATACTCGTTCTATCACCCCGTCCAATTTCATCGCCTGCTTCGCCGGTAATAATCGCGCCAGACTGGGGGAATTTGATGCGCATATAAGCGCTATCTTTCTTCGCGTCCCAGCCATTTCTAAACTCATGCGGTAATAACGAAATAAAAAGGCGTGCTTTATAAAATAACGATTTGGGATCACCGATTTTATCCACATATTCTTCTTTGCGTGAGCCAAAGCCTACGACAACACCGCTATGGAATAAGCACAAAGTGCTTGCCAATGAAATTGTGAGCCAGCTCACACCCATTTCGCGGGATTTTTCAGTTAATCCGGGCTTTTGTTCACGCCAGCATTCCAAGACCCAGTTAATCCATTCCTCTTGGCGAGGGAATAATAAAAAAGGCACCGTAGCAGGTAGCTTACGCTCAACATTACGTGGATCGAATGTGCAGCCCCAATCTATAATAAATTGCGCGGGATTATCTTTATAATAAGCTTTTAGCGCAGGCAGTTGCTCAGGGTTTTGCCGTATTTTTTGCAGCTTCTCTATTCGCCATTCAAATACTTTTATGTAATCAGGGTTTTTAAAATCAAAGCTGAAGGGGATAGGCATTATTGTTTTTGGTCCGGCTCAGTGGTTTCTTTTATTTTTAAATTAAATCCAACACCCGCAAAAACTAAACCGGCACCAATTCCAAAATCTTTATAATCAAATTGATGAGTCTCTACTACATCTATACCGCTAAACAAAATAAATGCCAAAATAACTAGGGTTCCTAAAACACGCCCATTATCAAAAGAATTGCCGTCTTTAGTGGTTAAAATATCGAGTAGCATTTTCTTAAGCATTGACATACCTCTGATAATTAGCAACCACTTCTTCAACTGTTGCAGCGCCTTCGTCCGTATTGTAATAACGTTTATAGTAATGCGCTAAACCCTGTATATCATTTGCAGTAGGTAAAGGCGCCGGCTCGCGTAAATAATCTATGCGCGCCATGGCTGTGGCATAAGCTAAATTAGTGATGAGATTAATAGAGTTCTGCTTATCAATGTCTAATACTTTCTGTTTTAAAGTCAATTGATAAACTAAATAGTTATTCCAAATATCATCATGCGTGGGTGGTTCCATCTGATAAATACCCAGTGCAGGGCCGTTAATTTGTTTTAAATATTCACCCATTTCTGATTCTTGCGCGCAGGTGAGCAACAATAGATTTACAGCGGCATCTGAATATAAGCCGAGACGCACCAATGTAGGCACGATAACATATGATTGTAATTGCTTTGCATTAATACTCATGCGCCAATAAACCATTTAAAAATATGTATAAACAAATCCGATGTTGCTAATACTCCAAGTCCCCAGGTGATACCTTTAAGTAATTTATTTTTATAATCGGTAGCGCCCTCTAGTTTAGAAAGAATGCTTCTTACTTCAACTAAACTTTGCTCTATTCTCATCAAGCGTGGCTTGTCGTCTTCGCGTGCATTCTCGATGACAGCTAAACGTGTATGTAACTCCTGTAATGTTACGCGATCATTTTCGCGCGCCGCCTGCATCATGCCTTTACCTGCTTTACGTTGATTGTCCTATCTGAACAGATGTAAACATATCCATTAATCCTCTTTCCCATGCTGCAATAATACGCTTGGCCCAATAAATGGCTATTTGTTGTCCGTGAAGCTTTCGATTAGTTACACCATTATCATTACCTATTGACATGTTATTAAAAGCATTTGTCGGCGTTATTGTCGTAACATTAGTAATGACTTGTTGATTTTCAAACCATGCATTTAAAGTGGGGCCGGTTGGTGACCACTGGAAACAACAAGTGAAAAAAGAATTATTTGAAATAAAGGTGGAGGTAGGCTGGTAATACGTATTATTGCATCGCCATTCGATTTGCGCTGCATTAATCCCTACATACCATCCATTGTTTGTACCTTTATCCAGAAGCGGCTGGTGGGCTAATGTATTATCGGAGGTTGCTGCAATTGCATAAATAGTCATATCACCAAAATAATTATTATTCGTTGTTGCGCTTGTTGATAACCCTTGGCTAGAGGTATTAACAAAATTAATTGCATCTTTACCATTAAAAGCATTTGTTACATACGTGGGATCTGCTGTGTATGCAGCAGTAAAATTATTAGCACCCATTAGATCATTCCACGCGGTAACGGTTGCCCCATTTGCATAAGTTATTCCGCCGCCTAGCGCATTATTTGCTTCAAAGATCGAATCAAAACGTAAGTCTATTGGATGAAAATTACCTAGACCCATTACGGTTGTCCTCCCGTTGTCCATCCATAAATCGAGCAAGAAGTAATAACTGCGGTACCCGGCAATGTATCTCCTGGGCCACCACCGTTTCGACTTAAACGTATTTCACAGGTTGCCGGCAAACCAATATTTCCACCAGGCCAAATAGGCCCAAATTCAGGCGTAATCACTTTGTTATATGCGCTTGCGGGCGCAGGTGAATTTATAGTAAACGCTGTACCAAAAGCCTGATCAAATGTATCCCCATTTCTTCTAACGATAGCCTGCACATTCAGCGCTAGATTTCCGGAGGTTGCGGCCGATGTCCAAGCAATTAAGCAAGTTAAATAGCGTTGATCCCAATTTTGCGGCAATAAAAACTCGAACCCATCATAATTATTTCCTGATTGTGCAAATGAAAATCCGCGATAGTTGCATTTATTAATTGCAGATTCGTTTTGATTTAATGTAGCGCCATTTGTTAAATAGCTAAACATATTGCCCATTGAGTGAAATAGCATTTTACCCATTCCAACCGGAACGCGCGGGGCAAATCCTCCTCCGATACTCATTAGAAGTCTCCTGCTTGAACGGCAAATTGAATCGTTTTACCTGCAATGATTGTGCTGGTTACTGCTACCATTAATTTCGCGCCAGCGGCTAAATAAAGATAGGGATTGCCTTGCCCGTCACGATTACACGGCAAGAAATTAGAGTTTGCTAGTAAGTTCAGTGATGGCGCAGAAGTGGTGTTGCCTGAGCTCGCAGGAACATTAATTGTGCCAATTAAATAGTTAGTCGAAGCAATTTGTATATATAAATTTAGAGTATATGCTGCAGTATCGGTGTTAGTAACCGCAATATTTTCAATTTTAGAACCGTTTGCACCCGCTGAATAAATTTGCGTTGGCGATGTACCTGTTGCGTTAGTAAGCTGCGTACAAGTAGATTGTATTGTTTGTGGGTAAATAGGTGTTGCAGTGCCCGCCATTATTAGAGTCCTCCAAAGTTAGAATATGTAAATGCATCATTGGTAACTATTCCTGAGCCGGCTGGGGCAACCCATGTGCCATCACCGCGCAAGAAAGTAGAAGTAGATGCATTAGTGCCGTTATTAAAATTATTGACTGAAATAGAATTACCACTGATTGAACAACCGCTGATTGAGCCACCGGTAATTACAACCGCATTAGATTGCTGAAATGCCATATTGCCAGGCGTAACTTGCCAAACTAAATTAGATATATATTTAATCTTAACTGGCTGAACACCATCGTTGCCCGGTAGATTTAGGCTTGAATAAAGTTTTTCTGCGCCAAAAAGAATGTCGCTTGTCGGTGTTGTAAATGTAATATCGCCAGACCCACTATTCCATAGGGTAAATTCAAATCCAAGCGCAATTCCGCTTTGGTTGTGATCCAATGCAACTGTCATTGCAGCACTGTTATTCATGTGAATGTCAGCACCCCAATAAGCGCCTGTTGGCGTGAATGTCGTACCCGAGATGAATACGTTTTTAGATCCGACCGCAACTGACGTATTTCCTGTCTGATAAATTGCTCCGAAATTTCCACCCGATAAGTTAGAGAGAGCAGTTAATTCTGCGCTGTATGCCTGAACATTAGTCCCGATAGCTAAACCTAAATTGGTTCTCGTAGTATTTGAATTGGCGAGCTGGATAACCCCTGCATTTGAAAGTGTCGCATCGCCGCTAATTGCATGACTTGAAAAATTAGTGCCATTACCAATTAAAATATTTCCCGTTGCTGGGCTTGCAGATGCGATCGCGTCTAATTCTGCACTCCATGCCTGCACATTTATACCGATAGCAACACCTAAATTGGCGCGCGCATTAAATTTATTTGTCAAATCGTCTAGGTTATTTAACGCACGTAATAAACCGGTTTGCACAAATGATATAGGACTTGTACCAACAGCGGTGACATTACTAGACATATATAATAATGATGCGCCGTTAGTAGTGCCATTTAACACATAAAATAAATCGCCTATATTGATCTCGCCAACTTGATCGTAAAAAGTTGGACGGACCAATTTCCACGGCGTAGATGCATCACCGACCACTGCGTATTGATAAAGGCCGTTTTGCAAGGACGGGACTTGATTATTAACTACAATAAGAGAATTTAGCGGGGGTAGAGCGCCATCGATTGCAAGTGCCCCTAATGTGCCCGCGTTAGTTAGAGACGCCCCAACGCCTGAGTTTCCGTTGTCATATGTAGCATTTAATGCGGTTGTGGTCATCGCATACACGCCCGTGAGAGGCGCCTTTCCAAGTGCGCCGGGCGCAGTACTTACCCATTGCGTTCCATTGCCCATCAATAAATTGCCATTGGTTGGCGTAGTAGAACCCAGCGGATTGCCATTAATTTTTGTAACGGAAGGATTCGGATAAGTACCCGATAAATCACCACCTGCTGCGCTATCAAGTGAATTGGGTACGCGCTCCCATGCTGTGCCATTAAATAAAACCCAATCGCCGACATTCCATGTTGAATTACCATTAAGATTGGTATTCCCTGCGACATTAACAATATAAAAATTGCCGGCAGTTCCTACGCTTGATACTAACGTTGGTGTATTAGTGCTGGCATCCCACGTACCTTTATAAACTAAAGGCGCGCCACCGCTTGATGTTAATTTAAAAACTTCCATCCATTTTGCAAAATCTGATGCAGTACTACTCATTGCTTAATCCATCCGCTAATGTTAGTGAGATTCGAACCCGTATAAGTAAATGTTTGTACGTAAGTATTGCCGGCTACTTCTACAGTGATGGTAGTCAAATTTCCATTTCCGTCATAACCAAATGTTTGCTCAACATTATCTAAATCAAATTGTTTTCCGTCATTGGCTGTTACAACACTGCTCATAACTAATTTTGCTCCATAAATTTTTGATATACCTTTGCTGCTTCAATAGGATCGGCCGGCATAACAGGTATTGTATTAGCGGGATTTAAAGGCTTTCCTTTAGCACCGGTTAATTCAAATCTATTTTTCTCGCGCCATTTGCAGCGTGTTTTTAGCCAGAAAATTGTCATGGCCGGATGCTTTCCACTGATAGCCATGTCATACGCTGTTGCTTGTACTACTGCTTTAGCAAATACACGACCTGAATTAATTTCTTTCATGCATCGGCGTTTTAGTGTCGCAATTGAAATTGATTTAACGCTCGCAATATCTTTAATTGTCATTCCATGCATTGCTAATTTTTTTATTTCTTCTCTGTCTTGATCGGTGATTTTTCGCTTTTGTCCGCCTCTTTTTTTAGGCATATTTTTATAATGGCTCACAAATAAAACAAATTAATGATTGATAATAATAACTTGCATAATTAATTACAATAAAATGCGCAATAAATAATATTTACTGCGACATTTAACTGCGACAATTTAATTTATTTTAAATAATTATTTTTGTGCTGAGACAAATTAGCGTTAATTATTAATTCAATTTATTATTGGAAGAATAGAAATAATGTCGCAATACAAAATAATTTGTAACGATAATTAATTTTTTAATTGTGAGAGATAAGGATTATTCAGCGCAAGGTATCGCTAGATTTAAATCCGTAGCAGGTATCAGCCATCTATCGCGTGGTTTTGATTTAAATGCCCCTGGATATTTACGCTTTTCTTCAGACTTTTTGCTATCACGCTCTAAGCGTTTGCGAAACGCATGATAACTTACCCCCAATAATTCGGCTGCTTGCCTTGCGTTATAGTTCTGCATGGTCTATCTCCTTGAGTGAATTTATAGTTGAATTATTTAATCCTTTTGTTTCGGGGTTGTAAGGTTCTCGCATGCGCAAAATAATGCGACCTCGGTATAGCGGTTTACCAATCCGTAAGAAATGATCGGGTAGGGTATTAAGTAATTCGTTATACCATGCATTTGGCAATCGAATCGGTATTGGCGTCTTAGATGTCGCATTGATAAAAAAATCCATTTCTTTTCGAATGGCTTTCGTTGCTTGAGTTAGAAATGTAAATGGCCAAGAGTCCATGTGTCCTTATCCTTATGTTTTATTTTTTGTGTTGAGCGCACACCCATTTGCCGCTACGCGTCGAACTTGAAACAGTTCCAAAGTTGTTGCAGTTTGCAATGGAGCAAAGCTTTGGATCTTTTTCAAATTTTTCTTTCTTTAGATTGGTTGTATTTTTATTGGCTTGAGCTTCTTTTGAGTTTTTCAAAGAAGCCGCCAAATTTGCTTTGTATTGAAAGACAGCCTTTTCATAGTACCAAGGTACTGTCGGCTTGCCGTTCTTCTGACTATCGCAATGTTTGAAGCCGATTTCGACCTCTTCAAGTGTGACGCCTGCCTTGATGAATGCATTAATCATGGAAATGGTTTTCATGTGATGTAAATGATTTATGTAGTAGCCGCGTTTTACGAGTAAATCATAAATTTTTCGGCTGAGTGAATTTTCTTCGAAAAAGTTATCCACATTATCCCCGTTATTCACAGGCCTATTAGATCTATTCAGATCTAATCTATCCGGAATTGTATACAACCTCTGCACAACCTCGGTGACACCTCCATTAATTTTTGGTGACACCTCACTATTAAGTGTGGCGTTTTGCTCTGTATTTATAGGGGTTTCATCGATATTATGATTGGTGACACCTTCTTTTAAATTTGGTGACACTTTAGTGACACCTTGGTGACACCTCTTTTGCTCGTATTGATCTGTGTATGCTTTGGGAAGTAAAAAGACATGGTTTCCAAGTTGTTTAATTAAGCCTAAATCTTCCAACCTGTCTAACCATCTTATTATGTGCGTTGTGGAGGGTTTCCATGCTTTTCTGCCGATTTTCCCAGGATGGCCCAACCATAATTTGAAGGATGCGTCATCAATATGCACCGATTCACCAGTGACATTGGTATTAAAATCTCTATAAAGATTTAAAAATATATAGAGTTTCATTATTTCGGGCGGCTCTTGAAATAATAACTCTAATTCTTGATGCGTGAGTTTAATGTTAACTTTTGGAAATTCTTCATGACCAGTATAAACATAACGCGGTGATGATTTCTTGTTTTTGTTTATAGTCTTGGCCATATTTTTTCACGCGGATAATGTTTCTCCTTTTTCTCCCCAATCCCTTTTACATGTCTGCCCATGTCGCCTCACCAGTTGCCCTTCGCTCCACCAGGAAATTGGAGAGTAAACACGCTGTGACCGTCGTTGCACTTTTATCCCGTGTGCCGGTAGGATTGTCTATTTTATATTCAACCAATTGTTTTTATTAACAAAATGGTAAGAGCCTTAAGGTTTCCTTAAGGTTCAGCTGTTATATTCATTAAAAAATTATTGGCGTGGATAAATATTCTTAAGATCAGCCTCAACTCCTGCGTTTTTAGCAATATCAATGATGACCCAAGCTATATCGGGGTCGGGCAAACGCCTGCCTGTTTCATAATTTGAAACGGCGGCAGGTGTAACACCAATTGCGTTCGCAAAGGCTTCTTGAGTCATCCCAAGCAAAGTTCTTATTTTTTTTACGCCATTCTTTTTTACGTTAGTCTTCATGGGTCAAATATACACACGTAGTGTGTAGTTTGTCAATTCACAGTGTTTATGATCAAGGTACACAACTTGTGTTAACGTTATGGACATGAGCAAAATAGGAAAAAATATTAAAATTCTTCGCAAGCGTCGCAAGCTATCGCAAGGCAAGCTTGCCGAGCTTTGTGGCTGGGATCCGGTAGGAACGCGTATTTCAAATTACGAGAATACAGATAGAGAGCCCAGCCTTGAAGATATTGAGGCCATTGCCAAAGCTTTAAATGTTTGGCCGGGATCATTAGCTTTTGATGATTTTCCGGCAGAAAATGAAGTTCAAATTTCTCAAATTAAAGGATTGCCCATATTAGATACATCTGAAATTTTTGGATGGCCGAATAATAAGCGCCACTTGATTTCGAATAAAAAGCTAGAATATTTACCGGATAAAATTGTATTAACACCCAATTGTTATGCTGCAAAGATAAAAGATGACAGTATGTTTAATTATATTAAGCATGAAGGATTTCAAAAAGATAGGTACATAATAATTAATCCCGAGAAAAAAGCTAACACTAATGATTATGTTATTGCTAAAGTTGCAGATTATCATGATTTTCTATTTAGAAAACTCATCAATAACAAGGGAAAGTTATCTCTAACAGTACTCAATAAAATGAGCGATCACGATAATATCCCATTTGACAGCGAAACAATTATATGTGGTGTTGTTATAGCTTATCTAGATATCTTAATTAAACCCTTAGGAGATACGGTATGAACAATTCAAACGCAATGTTATATGATGCCTCTAAAAAATCAGTTGGCTTAGCATATTTTTTTGCATTTTTTCTGGGTGCATTAGGTATACATTGCTTCTATGTGGGAAAAAAGTGGCGCGGACTGATTGAATTAACGCTAGCAATTTTAGGATGGTTATCTTTATCGCATGCCATGCTTAGCTGGCAAGGCGAACATTTTTATTATGCTGGATTTTTCTTGCTTACATTAGGCATTATGTGGCTATATGATTTATTCACATTGCATAGGTCAATCGAGAAGAAAAATTTAGAGATCATTAATAAACTCAGCGGAGACTTCAGGCCGCTAAACTCTAGCATGTCCAATCCTTCATAATTTACCTGGTTGGTAAAGTTATTACCTTAAAAGATTATTTTTAGCTCCTTTTTTACAGCTTATGACCGAGATAACACGAATTGTGTTGTCTCGAACTGCGACATTTACTATACTTCTACTATACTTTTAATAAGGGGTCATTAGAGCAGTTTAAGCTATACGCTTTACTATAGCATCAAGATGAGCCTTAATATTTTCTTAAGGTTTTGGTGCTATATTTAGGTATATATAAATAATTGTACGGGGAATATGCCATGAATACGAAAAATTTTATTAGAGGCATGGGTTCTGTATTTGATATCTGTCCATCTGATAACAACAGAAACCAAATTGTAAAATCTCCCTCTACCTCCGATGCAGAGGCTTTTAACAAGGACTTACAAGCCATTGGCCAGGATTTTAAATATGCAATAGGTTATATAGATGGTGAAGACCAGCAAAACAAAAAATCAAAATAATATTCAACTACAAAGCCCTCCAAAAAATGCAAATAACCCGGTAACCACACAAGCCTTATATGCGCAATTTTCTAGCCCATTACCACCTCCCGAATTACTTCAAAGTTATGAACATCTCTTACCGGGAACAATTGAAAGAATTATTAAATTAGCAGAAACGCAGAGTATCCACCGCCAAAAACAAGAAGATGAATCGCTTAATGCAAATATTAGACATTTGGAAAGGACGGACAATGAAGCTAAACGCGGACAGTGGTTTGCTTTTATTTTAGTAAGCCTTGGAATTATAGGGGCGGTAATTTGTGCTTTTATTCATGCCGAAATTGTAGGCTCCATAATAGGTGGCGCGAGCATAGTGACGGTAGCATTAGCCTTTATTAACGGAAGATTTTTTAATTCAAAAAATAATAAACAAAGCCAAAAATAAAAACCCGCCAAGCGCGGGTTTTCCGTTAATAGTCATTCGTTCATATTCAAATATGTCTTTTCTATTTCTTCCTGAATTTTTAAACCTTTATTTCCCGCTTTTTGCGCGGCCGCTGCAAGTTGATTTGCGCAGTGATAAATATCGTTAATTAATTCATTTAGCTGGGTGAATTTTAATTGAATCGCTTCTTTTTTATTATTAATGTTTTCTGTAGTTTCCATAAAAAAATTTACTCCGTGTAATTTGTGGTAGAAATTACACCATTAAAATTATTAATATAATGGTGCCGATGGGGTTCTTAACTGTATGACAACAGCGGGCCTATTGGGGATATTACTATCCCTTATTTAGCCACACCCCCTCGGCATAGGCGAGAGGCTGTATCGGAAAAACAAGGCTTTTCCGTGTCATGGGTGTTAAGAGCACCATACGAAAAGCAGGATATTCAACTACACAATTTATGTCAATAAATGAACAGATAAAAATATTTTTAATAACTACACAGAATGAATTGACAAACCACACAATTTGAATATAAGATAGCTCCATCATATGACGAATTGATGGAGCCCAAATATGCAAATCTTCCGAGCCCGCATAAAAGGAATAGCCGAGCGCAAAGTACTAAGCCGCGGGATCCAGCGCAAAACCCCAAACCTAACTTATCAAGGCCTAAGCCAAGCTGAACGCACCTCGCTCACTCTGGCATTGATCAACGAAGATGAAAGCCTCCACGAACTCATAGCTCAAAAAATTACATACGCTTTAGAAGATGCCTATTGCGATCTCATCAGAGTTAGCGAAGCGGAAGAGGACGCTATCGATTTAAGCATTTTAAGAGAGCAGGACGCACGCGATCGTGCTCGTGATATGAATTTAGCAATACAAGGACAGTAGGAGCTTATATGTCATTAGAAACTATCGTAAATGAAATCAAAAAATACGGTGATAAAGCCTCAGCTTACAAGATGGCTTTATATAAAGGTCAGCGCAATAAATTAAATCAACTGAACCATGAAATGGATTTTCAGCTTGAAAAGACGTTGGACGCAATACAAGAGGCGATTAGCGCTGAAGCAGTTAAAAGAGATTAAAACTACCGGGATTTTCCCGGGGATGAGATACCCGACATTTTTAACTTCAAGGAGATACTCATGAGAACTGTAATAAATGATGCTGTTAAACCACAAGAACGTATCAACGGTTTAGGCGTGGACGCAGACCGCAAGCTCGATTATTACCTTGGTAAAACCAAAGCCGGAAAACTTAAGCGTTTTATAAAAAAGAACATTATTAATACTCAGAAGAAAGATTGGAATTAATCAATATGCAGATTGAACTCTATCAGCCGCAATTAAGATTCGGCGGAAATATATATGAGCCTGGCGAGTATGATATTTCAAATGAAGTCTATCATGCTAGCGCCGGAATAAGTCGAAGCGGTATTACCGAGTTAAAAAAATCTCCGCTTCACTATTATGAGGCTTATTTAAGCCCTAATCGCGAAAAGAAGCCAGCATCATCTGAAATGATATTTGGTGAAGCTGTTCATACCATGATCATGGAGCGGGATTTATTTGATGAAAGATTCATAATTTCTAAAAAAATTGATGCAAGAACCAAACAGGGCAAGCTTGAGAAAGAACAATTAGAGATTGCAGCCCAAGGTAAGCAGATATTATCAGAGGACGATTTTTATAAACTTGCTGAAATAATGAAAGAGGTTGATAAGCATACATTAATTCCGAAGCTTATTAAGAAC